CAACGTCGAGGTCGTGGTGACCACCGACGGTTCGTTCGGTGCCGTCGACGTCCTCAAGGTCTGGAAGTCGCTCCCCGAGCGGTACCGGGCCAACGCGTCGTGGATCATGCACACCGACGTGGAGAACGAGGTCCGTGGGTTCGCGACCAGCGGTCCCGGCTCGTACTACACCGTCGACCTCGCGGCTGCCGGCATCGGCACGCTGTTCGGTCGCCCGGTCTACACGACGGACTACGCCCCCGAGTTCACGGGTGTCACCACCGCGGCGAACATCCTCGTCGTGGGTGACTTCAGCAACTTCGTCGTCGCCCAGCGTGCCGGCATGAGCGTCGAGCTCATCCCCCACCTGTTCGACGTCACGAACAACCGGCCCACCAACCAGCGTGGGTTCTTCGCCACGGCCCGTCACGGCTTCGACAGCGTGAACGACCTCGGCTTCAGGCTGTTGCAGAATCAGTAGGAGACAACCCTCTGATGGTGATGGGGACCGGGCCTTCGGGCCTGGTCCCCTGATCCGTCGCAGCCAGCAGCCCAGCTCTCCCCTGGTCAGGTCGATGGCTGCCGACCCGGCCAGGGGAACCTTCCGGAGGCATCATGTCCGAACCGATTGTGTTCGCACTCTCGACCTGCTCCACCACTGACCCGGCGACCGGACTCATCGTTCGAATCGTTGAGGGCGAACCGTGGGCAGCGCAGGACCCGTTCGTGAAGGCCCGGCCCGACCTCTTTGGAGCCCAGCCCGAACGCATCCGACGCACCGTTCCCTTCCAGCCCGTGATCGAGCAAGCCTCGAAGGCACCGGGCGAGAAGCGTGCGACCAAGCGTGGCTAAGTCGAGCCGGCGCGCGAGGACCGCAGCCAACACTCCGAAGCCCACGAAGGTTGCCGTCGCCTATGTGCACGGCACCGAGGTCGCACATTCCTGGCATCAGTCGATGCAGGCACTGATCGCCTACGACCTCGCACACAACCAGCACGTCATCGGTGGAGGCTGGTTCGCCACCCGATATGGCACCGGTGGCATCGTCCAGGCACGCAACGACACTGTCAACGCGTTCCTCGAGCAATGCGACGCCGACTGGCTGTTCTGGGTCGATACCGACATGGGATTCGCTGCCGACTCCGTCGATCGGCTCCTCGAGGCTGCCGATCCGGTCGAACGACCCATCGTCGGTGGACTCTGCTTCGCAATGCGTGAAGTCGGAGTCGACTCGGCCGGTGGATACCTGGTGCAGCCGACGACCACGATCTACGACTGGGTCAAGACCGAAGACGGCCAGCAAGGATTCTGGACCCGGCACGACTACGAGAGAAACACTCTCACGGTCTGTGCTGGTACCGGTTCGGCATTCATCATCATTCACCGGTCGGTGCTCGAAAAGATCCGTGACGAGTACGGCAAGTCCTGGTACTCGCCAGTGTTCAACAAGTCCGTGAACATGACGATCAGCGAGGACCTGTCCTTCTGCTCGAGGGCCGGCGCACTCGGCATCCCGATTCACGTTCACACCGGTGTTCGCACCACGCATCTGAAGCAGGTGTGGTTGGACGAACGCATCTACGACCGGCTCGAACGGATCGGCCACGATGGCACGCCGGCTGGGTCCTGACGCCCAGCGGTATCTCGCTGCTGGAGACGGCCAGGAGGTCACCCGGCCCTTCCACCTCAGATGGGCGCTCCCGGCGCTCTGTGGGACGAATCTGAGGCTCTGGTGGGCTGTCTGGCTCACGTCGTGGATCGTCCTCGGTGTAAGCACGGTCGGCTGGGCGTTCGCTCGTGGTCTCACCCCGGCTCAGGCGATCCTCACCGGAGGACTGCTCCTCGGGCTTCCTGGGATCCTCGGACCCGAAGTCAGCATCCCGGTTCAGGTCGATCTACCGGCCACGGCCCTCACGATGCTCGGTGTGAGCCTGATGGTCACGGGCCAGCCCGTCTGGATGGTTCTCGGTCTGATCGTGATCGGGTGCGCGAGCTCGGTACGAGAGACAGCCCCGATCTGTGCTGCGCTCTGGCTGTGGTCTCCATGGCCCCTGATCGCACTGATCGTGCCGGCGATCATCGCCCTGGCACGACGACCGGCCGAATCAACGGGCATCGCAGAATGGGATCGGATCACCGACCACCCATTCCGAACGGCCCTCGAGTACCACGCCGGCCGATGGCGAGACGCCCGACTCATGATCCTCCCCTGGGGAGTGTGTCTCGTCGGCCTCTATGCGCTCGACTGGCGACTCGCGATCATCCTCGGAATCGCTTACGCACAGCTTCTGATAGCGACCGACAGCGTTCGTCTCTATCAGCACATCGCCGGGCCTGCTCTAGCCTTCGCAGCAGCCTCACTCATCCCCGACCCGTGGGTACCATTAGCCCTCGTCGGACACCTGTTCTGGATCTGGAAGCCGGAGAGAATCTAAATGGCAATCACGAATGGGCTCTGCACCCTCTCCGACGTGAAGACGGCCATGGCTGTCTACGACAACACCGACGACGGACGCATCGAGCTCGCGATCAACACGGCCAGCCGAATGATCGAAGCAGCCTGCAACCGGCGGTTCTATGCCGACAGTCAGGCATCGGCTCGGACGTACATCGCCACGAACTACGTCCTCACCCTGACCGACGACATCTCCACCACCACGGGCCTCATCGTCAAGACCGATCCCGGCGCGATGGGCACCTTCTCTCAGACGTGGACCTCGAGCGACTACCAGCTCGAGCCCCTCAACGGGATCATCGACGGGCAGGCATGGCCGTACACGCAGATCCGAGCGATCCAGTCGCTGACCTATCCGTTCGACGGTGGACAGGCGCTCGTCCAGGTCACTGCCAAGTGGGGATGGCCGGCCGTCCCGGACCCGATCAAGCAGGCTGGAATCATCCAGTCGATCGCGATCTTCAAGGCAGCCGAGGCCCCATTCGGTGCCCTCGGCCTCGCAGAGACCGGCATCCTCCGAATCAGGACCGGTCTGCACCCGACCGTCGCCGGCCTCATCGCCCCCTACCGGCGTGAACCGGTCCTCGTCGCATGAGCACAGTCACCGAGATCAGCGACGCCCTCAAGAACGCGCTGACCACCATTCCCGGTCTTCGGGTCTACGACTACCTCCCCGATCAGATCAACCCTCCCCTGGGGTATGTCGGGATCCAGAGCGTCCAGTATCACGGTGCATTCCGAGGTGGTAACCCGGTCCACATCTACACCGTGACCATCGTCGTCGGACGAGTCAGCGAACGATCCTCACAACGAGCTCTCGACGACTTCCTCTCCTACGATGGAGACCGAAGCATCCGAGCAGCGATCGAAGCCGACCCGACCCTCGACGGCTATGTCCAAACTCTCGTCGTTACTGACGGTGGGAACCTGGCCCCCCTTACCATGGGGGACGTCACCTACGTCAGCATCGACTTCTCCGTCACCGTCTACCCGTAAGGAACACTGTGGCGACATACAAGATCACCGGAGACTTCAACGTCGCCGGCCGAGCCCCCGGCGAGATCGTCACCGACGAGGACCTCGAGGGCACCAACATCCCGGTCCTCATCGAGGCCGGGTGCATCACCCCCACCAAGGCCCCGAAGGCCCAGACTCAGGAGAACTGACAGTGGCGAAGATCGTCCTCGTCAACCCGGTCATCACCGTGAACTCGGTGGACCTGTCCGACCACATCGCGTCGGTCACCATCACCAAGAGCATCAACGAGGTCACGACCACGGCCTTCTCGAGCAGCGCCACCGCGGGTGTCACCCGAGTCGGTGGCCTCGAGGACTCGTCGATCGCCCTCTCGTTCCACCAGGACTTCGCGACCGGCTCCAACGTCGAAGCGATCGTCTACCCCCTCATCGGTGGTACCACGACCGTCACCATCAAGCCGGTGAACTCGACGACGACCTCGACGAACCCGATCTACTCGGCCACGGTGCTCTGCACCGAGTGGACCCCGGTGAATGGTGCCGTCGGTGACCTCACCACGGCCGACGTGACCTGGCCCGTCTCGGGCGTCATCACCAAGGCCACCAGCTGATGCAGGGGTGGGCGGTCAAGGTCATCAAGGACGATGGCTCGGAGGCCACGTTTCCGGTCACCCCCAAGGTCATTGTTGCGTTCGAACGGTTCCACAAGACCGGCATCGGCAAGGCGTTCTCCGAGAATCAGAAGATGGAGCACGTCTACTGGATCGGATGGGAAGCCGAACGCACGGCAGGAAACACCGTCCCGGTGTTCGACACCTGGCTCGAGCACGTCAGTTCCGTCGAAGTCGATGACGGTTCGGACCCTTTAGACGAGAGTCCTACAGCTACCTGATCGCCGGCATCGCAGCCGAAACCGGAATCAGTCCTCAAGACCTTCTCGATGCCCCACCCGGATTCGTGAACATGATTCACGACTATCTGGTGCAACGAGCCAAGGAAATCAACAAGGGCTAACCGATGGCGAAAACACCGAGGATCATCAACAAGGGCGTCGCCATCGACGACCTCGACGACTTCCGACGCGATCTCCAGAAGCTCGCGCGCGAAGGCGGTCCCGACGGTCTCTCGCTACTGAAGGCAGCGAACTATCGAGTCGCAGAGCACGTTCGGAAGCGTGCTGTGGCTCGAGCAGCTGGTGTCGGCAAGATGCAGCTCAAGGCTGCGAAGTCGATGCGCTCAAGCAAAACGGCGACACGGGCCACCCTGACCGGTGGTAACGCCAAGGTCCCGTTCTTCGGTGGTGCCGAGTTCGGGTCCTATCTCGGTCTCCGTAAGGATGTCGGTGGTCCCAACGGTCCGAACCCTGGTATCGGCTGGGTCCAGTTTCCCCTCTGGAAGGAACCTGGGCACGGTCAGACCGGTTACTTCCTGTTTCCGACGATGCGCGCCGAGACGGCAGCGATCAAGGAAATGTACGTTCGCGAACTCGATGAGATTTGCAAGTTCGCATTCCCGAATGGACGGCTCTGATGGCTAAGACCAGGAAACTGATCGTCGATGTCATCGCTGACGCGAGCAAGTTCACGAGCGAACTCCAGAAGGCCGACGGATACAGCAAGCGTCTCCGAGGCTCGATGCAGAAGCTCGGAAAGTCGATGGCGATCGGTCTCGGAGTCGCTGGCGGTGCTGCCATCGCGTTCGGCAAGTCTGCCCTCGATGCTGCACAGGAGGCCGAGCAGGTCCAGAACAGGGTCGCTGCGATCATCAAGGCCACTGGTGGTGCTGCGAATGTCTCGGCCAAGCAGATCGAGAAGTTCGCCCAGAAGCAACAGATGCTCGTCGGTGTCGACGACGAGGTCCTGAAGAAGTCCTACGGCATCCTCCTCACGTTCAAGAACGTCAGGAACGAGGCCGGCAAGGGCAACGACATCTTCAACCGGACTGCAAAGTCCCTGGCCGATCTCGCAGCAGCCGGTTTCGGTGACACTGACTCGGCAGCGAAGGCCATGGGTAAGGCCCTCCAGGACCCGATCAAGGGCGTCACGGCCCTCTCCCGAGCTGGCGTCACGTTCAGCGAAGACCAGAAGAAGATGATCCGGACGCTCGTCGAGTCGGGCGATCTCCTGACGGCACAGAAGATCATCCTCGGAGAGGTCGAAGGCCAGGTCGGTGGTACAGCCAAGGCCGGCGTCACTGCATCCGAGCGCATGAAGATCGCATTCGGAGAACTACAGGAACAAGTCGGCACGGCACTCCTGCCGGCTTTCACGAAGCTCTCCGACTGGATGATCGAAACCGGTCTGCCCGCAGTCCAAAAGTTCTTCAAGTGGATGGGTGACAACAAGACGACTGTCACCGCGGTCGCTATCGCTTTCGGAGTGCTGACCGCGGCGGTCTACGCAGCGAACGCTGCCATGTGGGCACTGTCGCTGAACCCGATCGTCCTCATCATCGCTGCGATCGTCGCGGGACTGACATTGCTCGTCGCCGGCTTCATCATCGCCTACAACAAGTCCGAAACCTTCAAGGGCGCAGTCGACAGCCTCAAGGGCCGGCTGATGAGCATTCCTCCGGTCATCAACGCTGTCTGGGACGGGATCAAGATCGCGTTCAACATCTGGGCGGCCGGCTGGGAAATCATGGTCAACTCGTTCATCATCGGGCTGAACGGGATCATCCGTGGTGTCAACTTCATCAAGCCCGGCAAAGACTTCCCGACGCTTCCCCATCTGAAGATCCCGAGACTGGCTGAAGGTGGCATCGTCGATCGTCCCACGCTCGCCATGATCGGTGAAGCCGGACCCGAAGCCGTCGTGCCTCTGTCTCGCACGAATGGGATCGGCACGAACGTCACGATCAACGTGACTGTGTCTCCGATGTCGAGCCCGACCGACGTGGGAGCTGCCGTCGTGGATGCTCTCCAGGCGTGGTCGCGACGCAACGGTCGACTCCCTTCCTCCCTGGTGGCGTGACGTGCCGATCCTGCCTACCCTGAAGGTTGAGGTCGCGTTCGCTGACGATCCGGGCAGTGGCACAACGTGGACGGACATCACGTCACGCGTCCGAGCCGGCTCAGTCAGGTTCGGGCGTACCGATGAACGCACCGACTATCAGACGGGCAGCCTGTCCCTGACCCTCGACAATCGGGATCGGGCATTGGACCCGTTCAACGCATCGTCCCCGTATGCCGGGAACCTGACGCCACGGAAAGACATCCGGGTCCAGGCCACCTACAACTCGGTCACCTACGACCTGTTCTATGGGCAGGTCGCACGCTGGCCGGTGACCCCCGATGTTTCCGGTGACACCATCACGGAGATCGAGGCTTACGACGCGCTCGGCCAGCTCGCTGATGTGAAGATGCCTCCTGACGCGTTCACGTTTCAGGTGCGTCGCCTCGGATCGTTCTACAACAAGTTGACCGCGTGGCTGCCGATGGGAAGCAACGATCAGGTCATTCAGGATGTTCGCTACGAGGATCCGAAACGGAACTTCACGTTCACGATTCCGACTCCGAAGACCGAGGGCGCGCCTTCGAGCTTCATGTCCGGGAACGCGACGACATTCGATGGCACCTACGGGGCGATCGGCCCAGCCGTTCCAATGCAGGCGTCGAGTGGTGTCAGTGGTGGCCTGGTCGGCTTCTGGATGAAGACCGAGACGGCCGGCCCCACTGGAGGACAGAACCCGGTCCTAGCGAGTGCTGGTTCAGCGAACACGATCCGAGTTGGTGTCAACGAGTACGGCCAACTCGAGGTCATCTACGACACCTTCAACGTGAACTCGGCCTTCCCCA